AGGGTTTATTTTTAAGTCGGTTGAGTGCAACCATTGGCTATCCAGGCTTCGCCTGCCAGGGCCGTGGCTCGCCCTTCGGGCTCGGCCCGGATCTTTCTAAGGCCTATTATCCATGCTCACGCATGCCAACCGGACCCTCTGTCTTGAGCCTTTAAAGTAAATACCCTTTATTCATTAAACTCAGTTATTACAATCCTTCTTTCTAATGCAGGATATTGAACATGCTCAATACCCATATTATCAGTAAAACATTGACGAGGATGATAATTTGATGTTACAATAAAGGTATCCGCACAAAGGGGCAACATGCCACCTTTGGTTTCAACATTACATCTATAGCGATCAAACCATACAAGTAATCTAGTAATATCTATGGCATTGGGTCCGAAGTCATCCATGATCACTGTGGATTGGAAGAGGTATCCATTCCACCACTTTGTTCTGGAGTCTTTGCAGTAAGCCATGGGAAGCGTTTCGTGAGCTCTCCGGCTTTTGCCTGTTCCAGGAGGTCCCCAGAACCAGTTGACGTTGATGGCAGGCCTGGGCTGGGGCTCCTTAAGGAGTCCATAGTTTCGTAGCATTGTAAATCCGGAGAAGTACCACGTTCCGGGCTGGGCCAAGGCGAAGGCGGGGAGTTGCGTCTGCTCGACCGCCTCGACGAACTCCTGGGCAAGAACGTCCCGTGTTGGTCTAGAGCCAGCTCGTCTATCTCCCTGTCGATAGTTGGAAATAGTTCCCTCCTCACGGAAGTTGGCTTCTTTTGCACAATACCGTCGATTGTCTCCGCCAGTTCCACGCGCAAGTTCGAGATGAGCGCGCGTGAAGATTGTATTTTTGAGAGATAGGAATCGATGCCTTTCTCTAAGCTCGCAATATCCTTGCAGATGCGGAGTGCCTCCTTCGCCAATCTCCTTTCCGATGATCCAGTAGGACGCGACATCGGTGAGTTTTGCACAGAGGGAGGTGTACTCGTCATCTGTGTAATTGTTGAGTGTGAAGAGCCAGCGTTTGCCCCGCGACATTTAAATAGGGAAAAGGCTGTGGACGGGATAGATGGTCGAGAGGTAATACTAATAGCTCTCGACCATCTGCGTGGCGCACATCTAGCGCCTAGGGGGTTTTTGATCAACGTTCATCTTTACATCTGGTGACGAACGCACTGACGTACTAGAAACTCTTAATTTAGTAGGTGGGGTCACCAACCCACTAAGAGGCGTGGTGAACACTCCATTGGCATCACCACTAAATGACAAATTCCAGGCAAAGGCAAGATTGACAGCGACATCAGCCCCAGAAGTCAAATTTACTGTTTGCACAACTAGTGCTGTCTGGGGTCCACCTTGTAACCAAGCCACTTGATTAATTTTCTGGATAGGAAGCTTCACTTGGAAGGAAACATAATGGTTATCGGGATTTAATATGGCCTCATTAGTGAACATGACCCTGCCAACTAATCTGTCGAAATCAGGTGAACAGCTAGGGTCCCATCCCCAAGGAACAGTACCAATAGATCCCAATATGACCTGTCCTGAAACTGAATCTGGGACAGTACGAATCCAAAATAACCTACAGGCTATGGAGTCTGTATTGGAGGTTGGGATTGTGACATGGACGGTAACTTTACCACCTCTAAGGATGACATCGTCTTGGAAGAGAGGAGGAGTAGTATGATTAACGTCATAAATCTGCAGGCCTCCGCCCACAGTCCAGAAATCAGATGGAGAAGATGCACCACCGATAGCATAAGCAAAATGAGGATTACTAAGACCTTGAGCGCTTCCAGTCGAACCAAGTAGGAGATTGACATTCATAGATCTGTAGTGTGCTTTGTGACGAGTATACCTAAAAAGAGACGCTTTCCATTGACGAGGACGAAGACGTCGTCCCCTAAATCCAATAGCTCTACCGTTTCCGCGTTGAGCAGTATACGAGAGAACTCTTCCGATTCCACGTCTGCGAAACTTACGCCGAAATGTTCCAAATGTTCTTCTTCGTTTGAACGCGTGGGAGCGTCGGAATGATCTTTTGCGTTTTCCATAAGCCATTGTGTGGAGTCAGGATAGACTGCCTCCTATTTATACTAGGGTTTATTTTTAAGTCGGTTGAGTGCAACCATTGGCTATCCAGGCTTCGCCTGCCAGGGCCGTGGCTCGCCCTTCGGGCTCGGCCCGGATCTTTCTAAGGCCTATTATCCATGCTCACG